GATGACATCGAAGTATTGTTTGATTACTTGATATGCTGCTCTTCTTTCATCTTCTGTGATTGGTGGTCTACCATATCGCCCATTGAGATGATCAACGGCAAGATCAAGAAGGTCTTTGAATACAACTATCCTACCTTTTTCAGGTGCAGCATTAAGAATATCATCAGTGTCTAATCTTCTTCCTATTCTGATATAATATCCCTCTTTCATTTGATCTTGATTTGCATTAAAGAATAAATGAGCTTGTTTGTAGTCTCTCCAGTTTGCAGGAGTTCCCAGAATGTTTTTCAATATCTCATCCTCTTCCTGTACTTGTGGATTGTTGGGGACATTCACAACTTCCATCGAATCTAGATATTCAGAATCAAATCCTTTCACATCATAAGGAAGTTCCTTAGTTTCTAACAAGTCAAATAGTTTTTCTTCTCCTGACATTGGATGATCTTTAGGTAGTAAATCAGTATCATGTTTTCCTGATCTATATCTTTGATTACGAAGAGCATAAAGAAAGGAGTTTACTCTAGCC